GGAAAGTTTATAATTTGCTTTACAATAGTGGTTTAGAAGTAGAATGTGGTACAGGTGCTTTAACCAAGATGAATAGGATTAAATTAGATTTGCCAAAAGAACATTATTTTGATGCTTGTTGTGTAGGACAAAGTACACCTGATAAATTATATTTTAAAACTAAAAATGTTTTATATATAAAAGCAAAAGGTAGAGGTAGTCATTGTAGAACAAATTTTAATAAATATGGTTTTCCTAGAGGATATTTAACAAGACAGAAGTATTTCTTTGGATTTCAAACTGGAGATATGGTTAAAGCTGAAATACCAAAAGGAAAATATAAAGGCATTTGGTACGGAGAAGTTGCATGTAGAAAATCAGGTAGTTTTGATATTAAAGACAAGGAAGGTCAAAGAGTTGTACAAGGTGTAAATCATAAATATTTTTCAGTTGTGCAAAGATTTGATGGATATAGTTATAGAAAGGAGGTAGCAATTCTTACGCAGCGTGTTTAAAATACGCAATTCCTCCACGTGGCTAAAGCCAGTGGCTTCCTTGCGTAAGAATTGGTGAAATAAGTGGCCAGAGATATAAGCATTGCTATAAGTGCAAAGGACAACTTTACGCAAGCCATTACAACGATGCGGAATGCCAATCAGGCATTCAATAAGGACCTGAGTGGACTTCAGCAAAGGCTTGATGCACTCAATAAAACCAAAGTGACACTCAAAATTGAAATGGAAAAGGCAAAGCAGGCACTAAAAGAAGCAGAAAAGCAGTTTTTGGCCACTGGGGATGCTGCTGACAAGCTCCGGCTTGAATTGGCCACTGCTGACTATGAAAATGCACGCCGGAACTTTGAACTTGTGTCAAAAAATGCCCGACAGGCAGAAAAAGACATACTTAACCTGACTAATGCTATCAGCAAGGCAGAAAACAGGGCAGGAATCGGGACAGGAATTGGAGGTCAAAAAAGTCTGCTCGGTACACTTGCGTCGGCTGGGCTAACAAAAATGGTCGGTGATGCACTGTCGGGTGTTGCTAATACTATGGTTAGCAGTGCTTTCGGCTCTGAAGCAGGGACAATGTTCTCAAATATCCTGGCATCAGTTGTGACCGGTGCAGCAATGGGGTCACTGGCCGGACCGGCCGGAACGGTAGTAGGCGCTGCAATTGGTGGTATAACAGGGGCTATTACCGGGGCCACAAAGGTTTACGAAGCAAGAGACGATGCTTTTAAGGAGTATTACCGGAGTCAATTCGAAGCAATCCAAGAAGAACAAAAGGCGGCTTTAGCAAGCGGATCTGAGATAGCTGCAGCCAGAGAACAGCATTTGATATCTTTTTCAACTTTGCTTGGCGGAGAAGAAAGAGCGAGAGAATATCTTGATCAGTTAACAAGATTCGCGGCGAGAACACCTTTTGGCTATGATGAACTGATTTCCATAAGCAGAACTTTACTTGCATACGGTTACACTCAGGAAGAAATACTCCCTATGCTCGAAAAAGTTGGTGATGCAGGGTCCGCTCTTGGCATGACTGCTGAGGACATGAGATATGTGGCCACCGCCTTAGGACGTATGCAAGTTACCGGCAAAACAACGCTCGAATACCTCAATCCGCTTCTCGAACGAGGAATTGATGTATGGTCATACTTGGCCGAAGCTTCAGGAAAAACAAAAGAAGAAGTACAGGAAATGGTCAAGAAGGGCCTTGTCCCCGGGCAGGAAGCAGCAAAGGCTATTGCTGATTACATGGGTGCTGAATTTGCTGGCAACATGGAGAGGCAGGCCAAGACTTTTGAAGGGCTTCAGAGTACTTTGGAAGATGCCCGGAAAGAGCTCTACAATGCTATGGGCGAGGGCTATATTGACGAGAGAAAAAGAGGACTTCAGCAGGAAATTGATTATCTCGAAGGCGAATCCGGACAGAGAATGCAGGATGCCTATAAAAAAATAGGTCAGTGGAAAGCTTCTCTTGAGAATCTCGCCGAACAATACGAGCGAGAAGCTATGACAGCAGTTATGACAGGTGCTGCAAGCTCTATATTCAGTGATGAAGCCCGAGAAAGACTTACGGAATTGTATGAAGAATATGTTAAGTATGCTTCTGATCCTTCTGAAGAGGCTGGAGCCCAAATGGGACGACTACTTGCTGAAGCTCAGGCTATTGCTCAAAATGAATACAACGCCAGCGAAGGTGCACAGTTGTTACTTGAAACAAATAAGACCTTAGCTGAAAATTTGAAGAATGATGCCGGTCTGAAGGAAGCTTACTGGAATGCCGGATATGAGATGGGGAAGCAGTTTTCAGAAGGCCTTGCATCTGCCGCAAAACCTATAATTCAAGAGCTTACTCCTTGGAAATCTGTTGGGATGAGCGCCTCAGACTATGGAAGAATGAAAGCTGCAGAATCAAGAGCAAGAGCTGAAGCAGGCAGCTATGCATATGGTATAAGGTACGTCCCTTATAATAATTACCCGGCTTTATTACACGAAGGAGAGCGAGTACTTACAGCCAGCGAAAATCGGAATTATGGCAAAGGTGCATCTGTTATAATAACTGGTAATAGTTTTTATATTCGTGAGGAGGCAGATATAGACAAGATTGCTAGGGAAATTGTAACACAAATAAACAGAGCTTACCAACTTGTCGACTAAATTGTATTTATACCCCTTTTATTATGCCAAAGGATGTGATCAAGCTGAAAAAGATCATATTTAAAGATACCGAAAAAAATGCGGAACTTGTGCTGCCTGTCACACCTCCCAGTTTTGAGGTTTCCCATGGAATTAATATCGAGACGATTAACATACACACCTTAGGAGATGTTGCACTGCCCGGATATGGCACATTAGCAACAATAAAGATTGATTGTATGTTCCCGGCTAAAAAGTATCTGTTTAATCAGCCGGCCACTGTACTGGACCCCTATGCATATGTAAAGAGATTTAAGGACTGGTGCAATAACCATACGATATTAAGATTCATTGTGTCTGATACCACTGTAAACATCCCAGTACTGATAAATGACATCACATATGGTGAAAAAGACGGAACTGGGGATGTTTATGCCACTATAACATTGCGGGAATACAGAATATTGTCACCAGTCCAGACAAGCAAAACAGGCAATGTTGCAAGAACAGCAGAGGTTAAAACAGCAACAACAGCCCAAACACATATCGTTAAGTCAGGTGATACACTCTCGGCTATATGTCGTAAGTATTACGGAGACGCTTCTTTGTACCCTAAACTCGCAGCTTTTAATAACATTAAAAACCCAAACCTTATTTATGTGGGCGATGTTATAAAGATACCGGACAGAAGCCTGTTGTAGGAGGTGCCGTATGCTTAAACTACTCATAACAAACAGCAAAGGCACTGTTGATGTGATGCCATATGTAGATGAGATAACCTGGTCTGGCGATTATAGACAATGCGCCAGGACGCTCGAATTCGGATTGATTTCATCGCCCGCAGACAAAAATGTTCCGGTATTACCTTGTGTTCTTGGCAACAATGTTGTTTTTATGCTCGATAATAGGGTTCTATTTGACGGGTTTATATTCGAACGTCAAAAAGACACCAGAAGCAGCATAATTAACATAACTTGCTTTGACAGAGGAATCTACCTGAAGCGCAATGAAGCAGCGTACAAATTTACAAACATGACACCGGAGGCCATAGCGAAAAGAATTGCTGCTGATTTTGGTATTGAGACTGGATCTATTGCAAATACCGGGATAAAAATAACCAGGAATTTTATCGGAGTGAGTTTATATAAGATAATTCAGACAGCATATACATTGGCTTCTGAAAAGACCGGCAAAAAATACATGATACGATTCGACGGTCCCAAGATGTGTGTCATTGAAAAGACTGTAACTGATGAAACCTTGGTAATCGAAGGCGGGAGTAACCTAATGTCAGCAACCGTCACTGAAAGCATAACGAACATGATCAACCAAGTCGTTATATACAATACCGATGACAAGCTTGTCGGCACACAAAGAGACGCAGAGGCAATAAAGCTATATGGCCTGATGCAGGCTTACCTTAGACAAGCAGACGGCGAGGATGCCACAGCAAAGGCAAAAAAACTTATTGAAGATAATGGGGTAAGCCAGAAAATAACGATAGAAAACCTTGGAAATATAGCAAACATAACAGGAGGCACAGTAGTAGTCCGGGAGCCTTACACAGGGCTGTACGGGCTATTTTATATAGACAGCGATGTTCATACCTGGAAACGGGGGCAGTATTACAATAAGCTGGTTGTTAACTTCAGGAACATCATGGATGAGCAGGAAGTCGGAACACTTCCGAACAAGAGCGGAGACAAGACATACGGTGAATGGAAATACCTATACAAGCCGGGGGTGAGATGATGGAGGACAATCCTTTTACAAAACTCGTTGAAGTTATTCGCGGAGACAGCAAGTCACAAATCCCCGTCATGTTTCGCTTTGGAACTGTTTTGTCGGTTAATCCTTTGAGACTGGAAGTGGTAGGGACGGTCCAAGATGAGAGCTCACTTCAAAAAAACAGCCAGCTGAGCTATTTTGCAGTAGGTGACCGGCTACTCCTGGTACCTATCGAAAATGAACAAAGATACATTATATTGTGTAAGGTGGTGGATGTATGAGCTTGTTTCCTATTATTCAGCCACAGATCGTGGAAACTGATATAACTCTCCCATTGTACAAAGAGGTAAAATGGGACTTTGAGAAGAATGTCCCGGTATTTAGGAACGGCTCTCCGGTAATTGTAACCGGAAAGGAAGCCGTTTTAGTTTGGGCATGGAAAGCTCTGCATACACCACGATTCAGGCACGAGATATATACATGGGATTACGGCTGTGAGGTTGAGTCACTTATTGGGCAGCCTTTTACAGAGGAACTAAAACAGTCTGAAGCGGTTCGTTATGTAAAAGAATGCCTCATGATAAACCCATACATTACTGATGTGACAAATGTTGCAGTATCGTTTGCAGATGGAAAGCTGAGCATAAGTTGTACAATCAAAACCATATACGGGGAGGTGACAATAGATGTATGAAGATTTAACTGTTGAGAAGATAAAGGAAGATATAATCAGCAGACTGTCAACTGATATAGATACCCGGGAAGGCAGCTTCTTAAATGACATGATTAGTGCGGTAGCATATGAAATATGGAAAGTGTATCAATCCCTTGATGCTGTTATTCCTATCGCTTTCGTGGATGAGACATCCGGTGAATACATCGATAAGCGCTGTGCAGAGTATGGGATTACTCGGAAACCAGGAACTAAAGCAAAAGTAACCTTGACTTTGACCGGTATTGATGGAACAGTCGTGCCAAAGGGGAAAGTGTTTCTGACTGCAGATGGATTGCAATTTGAAACAGATGAGGATATGACGATAACAAATGGCACGGCTACAGTCACAGCAACGGCTGTTGAGATTGGCGAGGCATACAATGTTGAAGCTGGCACTATCACAAAACAATTGGTCAGCATAAGTGGCCTTACATCAGTCGCAAATGAGGAACCTGCCACAGGAGGAACAGATCCAGAAACGGATGAAGCTTTGGTCAAGCGCTTGTATGATTTTCTGCAGAATCCAGCAACATCTGGGAATGTTGCGCATTATAGGCAGTGGGCTCTTGAAGTGGACGGAGTGGGGGCTGCAAAAGTCTTCCCCTTATGGAACGGACCAGGCACAGTAAAGGTTTTGATTGTTGGGAATAACAAAGAACCGGTTGATTCAACAATTGTAGCCAACTGTGCTGCACATATAGAAGAAAACCGGCCGATTGGTGCAACAGTAACAGTGGAAAGTGCGGAAGGTCTCGAAATAAATGTTTCAGCAACAGTTGTTATCGATAGTTCTACAACAATTGAAAAGGTACAAGAAGAGTTTAGAGCGGCATTAGACACATATCTAAAAAGCATTGCATTTGAAAAATACACTTTAGTTTATAATCGGCTTGCCTACATGTTGCTGGATATAGATGGAGTTGTAGATTATACCTCACTCACTGTGAATGGTGGCATGGAAAATATTACTATCGCAGATAATCAGGTACCGATATTGGGTACCGTGGTCCTGGAGGCGAGTGAGTAATGGGACTTATTGATTTGCTCCCCGAGTATTATAAAAACAGCCCGCAGGTGGTTGAACTTCAGGGTGCTTTTGAGCATTGGACTGAAGCTTTGAAAGCAGCCAGAGATGATTTGCTAGCACAGCTAAATGTTGAAACTGCAACATGGGGCCTATCAATCTGGGAAAAGGCATTAGGGCTTGAAACAGATATTGATAAGCCATATGAATATCGTAGAACCAGAATAATAAGCAAGCTCCGCGGTGCCGGCACTACAACTGTAGCCATGATACAGAATGTTGCTGAAAGCTTTTCAAACGGGCAAGTCGAAATCATTGAGTATAACGAAGAAAATCGTTTTGAAGTGAAGTTTGTAGGTACTATCGGGATACCGCCTAACATGGATGACTTAACTGCAGCTATTGAAGAGATTAAACCAGCTCATCTGGCTTATACCTTTGAGTATACCTATCGAACATATGGAGAACTTGCTGCCTACACCCATGAGCAATTGAGCGCATATACCCATCAGGCGCTTAGGGAAGGAGAGATGAACTGATGCCTAATTATACTGAAAACTACAATCTTAAAAAGCCCTTACCTAATGAAAACTATAATGTCCAAGACCAGAATGACAACATGGACATCATTGGCACTGCCCTAAAAGCTCACGATGATGCCCTTGCAACAAAAGAAACTCCACAGGGGGCGCAGGAAAAAGCAGATGCTGCATTAGCGTCTGCAAAAGATTATACTGACCAGCAAATAAGCGCTATAACCCCAGAGCAAATCGGCGCAGAAACCCCCGCAGGAGCACAGGAGAAAGCAAATCAAGCCGAAGCAAATGCGAAGGCATATGCTGACCAAGAAGTAAGCGGAGTAGCTAATGACCTAGTGTCACATAAGAATGATAACACAAGGCATATTAGCGCTAATATACCAGCAACAGCAATAACGTTTGGAGGCAAATTCCAAATAGCCTACAATTCGGTAACTAATTC